TCTATGCGTAAGTGATACTTGGCAGCAATACGCCCAGCAATATTGAGTGCTGAAGCATACCAGTCTACGCCAAGTTGTACCTCTTGAGACGTAGCTAGTGTGAACTTAGCGACAATCTCACGGGCATTAGGTGAGAGTTGTGAGTATGACATGGGTTTTGTTTGGGTGGGTGCGGTATGTAGGAGTTGAACCTACGCTGTATGCTTATTGTACTGGTAAGGTATAGGGACGGATAAGAGTATAAATACTCAGCGTCAACATTCGTTAGTAATCGGTTAGAGTGACAGTGTACGGACTACCGCAAAAAAGAGTTAATTAAAGTATTTTATCACTTGTAAAAAGTGGACAGTTGGCTGTCAATTAACTCAAGTAATTAAATATCATTACTTAAGCCTTATGTACTTTTAACGGTCTATGTACCTCACCCGTTACACCTCGCTTTGCGTATCAGTGTAAATTTCCCCGTCTTCTCGGTTGGCTGTGTTTGTGTGTGTTCAATAGGCGTGGCGAAAAATTGATTGATGTACCTAATGTATATCCTCTTAATTCCATTGTCTACCCTTTCCCTGGTTTTGTCAGCAAACCAACACAAACCCCTTTTTATATATATATAGAGAAGGTTGAGATTAGCAAAGTTGGGGATAGTGGCTGACTGGGTTCTACTTCTGCGACTGATCCAAGAATCATGAGAATGAAAACGATTATCATTTCTGTTTCTCATTAATATTTCCTTATTGATTATCATTAACCTTACTAATTGATTCTCATTTATCACTTTTATTGAGAATATACCTCTTACCTGGTTTTGCTTAAATCGTATTTTCTTATCATATTGAGTATTGATTCTGTGAGTCATTCTTAAACTGTCATAAGACCTATATATTCCACGTTTACAGCTCTGTATATATGGTCAATAAAAATATATTCAAACCACAACACACTATATGAGTCTTAGTTGAGAATCTTGGAACCCTAACAAACTATGTCAAGAGTATAAATACTTATATGTATTCATTCTGTATAGTGTTGTTACAGATGGCTGTAAGCATCCCCGCACATTCTTGTCAATAGGTACAAATACTCATAACGATAGTGGTATATAATAGCACCCCGCGAGGTATCATAAAATATTCCTACTGTCAAGAGTAAAAATACCTATTGTGTTGACATCAAGACCTGGGCCCTTGCGGGGGTAAGACCAGCAACGCACGTATATATATCCCTACGAACAATTTTGTTAAAATTTAGAGAGACATCTTGCCCCCTATTCCTGTACCACACATATCCTGCAAGGCTGAGAGGAGCAGCCACACGTAGTATAAGTAATACTAATATAACTTTTTTAACAGTCATTGAACTCAGAAGCCATGTTTCCTCCTATCTTACCACCTTCTCTCTGTGCTGTATTAGTAGCAAACCCAGCTAAGAACCACCCAATCATAGGTACATTAGCTAACGATGTTGTTAATCCTGTTCCTGTAGCCACTGATGTACCAATAAGCTTACCTGTAGATTCACCTTTAGCCTTCTCCTCTATACAAGCAATCTGTTTTGCTGTTAGATCACCATTAGTTACAACGGTTATATCTTTTTCTCCAGCTATTCTTTGTGTTTCTTTCATTACTGTAGCTTTACTACCACCTAAAAACCCTGCTGGTTTCTTGCTAGTTTCTATTGATCCAATAATTTTAGGATCATGCATTTTATGCTTTATCTTATAGCCTGTTTTACTAGCTTGTATTTCATAAGTAGAGTATTTGCTAACAGGTAGGTTAAACATAGGTAGATTTGGTTTCTTACTTAATAAACTAATTGTATAAAAGTTAGAAACAACAAAGATAGTACCAAGTCCTGCTGATACCCCTTTTATAATATTATTATTCATTTGGTTTTCAACATACGGTTAAATTTTTGTTTTTCTAACTCAATCTTCATTTGTTTTTGGGTTAAGGTAGGCCAGCGATCTAGTAACAAACTTCGTCTGAAGTTTTTGTACCATTTACTTCTCTTCACTCTTAACCATACTTGTTGTATTGTCATGGTTGTACTGTACGTAGGTGCTAGAGAGTAGTAGAAGGAGGTTATATACAGCACGAGCGGGTAACTCGTGATAGAAGAGGGTGGAGGTTTTTATTCCACTCACCCTCTTGACCGCTGTTTCCACCCACGAGGAGCACCACTTCCCCGTGTATTATGAAGTGGTTAGTTAAATCCAAGTGTGTGTATGGCTTTTAGTAGATCCTCTAGCTTGTCTTCTCTGGTCTAAACTCATCCCCATCACCATATGGTTAGCTTCCGCTACAGGGTCATCCATCCAAGCTTCTAGGTGGTCTACCCATTCTTCATGTCTTCTGTCTTTTATTTGTTCTTCAGCAGATAAGGCGAGGGCATCTGTGTACCATTTAACGCCTTGGGCGAGGGCGTCAATTCTGTCATCGTGTCTAACAGCTCCTTTTTCTCGGCACATTCGGCTGATTTGGTAAGCGAGCATATATTGGAATCTATTTTCAGTCGCCTCATCCTCATTACTTTTATAATCCCATTTAATGACGGCAGGATCCACAACAAGCCTATGCTGATTAAAGACAGGTTCAAGGCTACTAATAATACGATCTTCTTTCCTGACATTAGCTCTGGTCTCCTCTATGTTGATGTTTGTTTTGGTCGTTTGACAGTGTTTTTTGAATAGCTCTGATACAATACCATCGCCAAAGTTACTCTCGATGAGCAATGTACTCGCACCATACTTCTTACACCTCTTTAATATGTTTAATAATGTATTGTCGCTATAACCGTCCTTAGTGGCGTAGATTTCGTGTAGGTATATAAATCCATTCAACTGAGATAAGAAGCATGCTACAGTCTCGTCTGAGCCCCTTCCAGAGGGGTCTACGCTACAAATGGTCTCGCTATATTCTTTCCACTCTCCCTGCACCTGCATTGGCTTATAATAATAGTCCCCTGGGAGTCCTGCACAAGGCAGTTCCTTACACATATTTTCTGGATTAGAGCACCATATTATGTTTTCGGGTGCGTGTGTAGGGTTAACTGGGTTAATTATTAGGTCTGCAAACTTTAATGGGAACTTTTCAGCGTCAGATAGGGTAGTATCTAACATAAACTGCAACATAAAGTTACTACGACCCATAGATGCCTCTCTTTCCAGTAGATCACCTTCTTTAAACCGTGTATCTGTAGGTTGCCAAGCAAGATCACCTTTTTCTAGGTCTTCTGTCAGCTGAGGTGCTAACAATCCATCATACATAGCAATTTTGCGGGGGTATCTAGCTGGCCATACAAATGGTCTGTAGCTACGCTCCCTTAACTTGTTATATACAGTGAATGTCGTCTGAGGAGTGCCGAGAAACATAATACGAGAGTCACGTTTAGGAGTAAGAATAGACTCACATTCAGTAACAAGCTGTAAAAGTTTTTCACGTTGTAGCTCCGTCATACTATTATTTGGTACTTCTACATCATCGAGTACCATTAGATCTGCCCTAGATCCAGTTAACTGTCCTGTAATACCTACAGACTTAACTGAGGGGGCTTGATGCGGGGCTGCTGGCCCTACGTCAAATGATATACGTGACCATCTTTGGTCATCGTTTTTAGGCTTTAGCTGTGATAGCCAAGGCACTTCTAAGATTAGTCTTTGGCAGAAGATTGAGAAACTGTCAGCTCTATCTTTAGATGCCGATACAACCATGATCTTTTTATCTGGGTTGTTAAATAGCGTCCAAAGAACGAAAGCAGCAGTGATCCAAGATTTACCGACACCACGAAACGCTTGGATTTGGAGTCGTTTGGGGCCATGTTGTAGATACTCCGCTATACATAACTGTGCTCTGGTAGGAGCTGGTAGATTAAGATGTGTCCATACAGCAGTTAGAAAGTATCTAAAATCATCATGTAATTTAGATTCTATATTCATATGTCACACTCAGCATCTCTAGTTATACTCATGTCGTTCAATCCTTTGACCTCTGATGGTATAACTTTGACCCCTGGATCATTACGCCAGTCTTCACAAAATTCACATAGTTTATGGTATTCCTTAAGAGCGTCATCTACAGCTTTCTGAGCTTTGTAGTCTACGTATTTAGGTTCTATCCATAATAAAAACCACACCATAGCCCAACGTAAGGGCTTAGGTGTAGTATATGCTATGTCTTTGAGTTCCTGTAATAATAACTTGTTAGGGTTAAATAACTTATTCATTTAATCCAATTTAAGATTAGGTTTTCTCTAAATGGGTTTGGTGGGAAGTTATCCCTAAACCACGTTAACCAGTTGTCACTTCCTTTTTGTTGATTACATCGTCTACAGGCGGGAACACAGTTGCAAGTATTGGTATCACCTCCCAAACTTCGGGGATGTACATGGTCAATGGTAAGATCATATTCATGATGTTTTTGTCCGCAATAGATACATTCATAATTGTTTGCCTCCTTAATAGCTTTTCTCCATAACCGTTTAGCGTCTGCTGATGTCATGACTATTAAGTTTTGTGTGTAATGTTTATAGTTAGGAAGTACTGGTGTCATTTTTTGCTTCGATTTCTAGCTCTATTTTTAGAAGGGGATTCTCGTACTAATCTTCCTGATTTAGTGTGTGAAAAATCCTTACCGCCCTTACCTTCTGCCCCCGCTTTTCGCCTAGCTCGTTTAAGCTCGACTCTATATTT